ATTGCGGTGAGCAATGTAGCCGCATATACAGAACCTACGCATTTTGCAGTTGTGTATGATGCCGTGGCAAAGACATTTAAGCTATATATCAACTACGTCGAACAGTCTGCGACTTATGGCACGGGCAATGCCGCAACGTTTAAGTCGTTTACTGCAACAACGTTGTTCTACTCCCCGTCCCATACCACCATGGCGTACGTTGGTGCAATCAATTATCTGAGATTTTCCAAGGGTTCTGCTCTTACTGTGGATAGTTTCCACAGGGAGTAAAAAAATATCCGTTCACCACTCGTCTGGCTGGCTTCGGTAAGGGTCTGACTATTGAAGAAATGCAGAAGTATTCCGAGATTCTGAACGCATTTAAAACAGTATATTAATGTAACATATAGCGCCAGGGAAACCTGGCGCTATTGAACAATCATTGGGGGTGAGGACACCAATGCTTTCAATTGAAGAAATAAAGACATTCATAGACAACGATAATGCAAGCGAAAAGAAACGCTTTGCGAGAGTTGGGCAACGATACTATGAAGCGGATCATGACATCAAAGAATATCGTGTTTTCTTTGTCAATGCCGATGGTCAGCTTCAGGAAGACAAAACGAAAAGTAATATTAAGATTAGCCATCCCTTCTTCACAGAACTGGTTGACCAGGAAGTGCAGTATATGCTTTCCGGCAAAGATGGCTTTGTAAAGTCAGACCTTCCCGATCTTCAGCAAGAACTGGATGCCTATTTTAATGACAACGAAGATTTCATGTCTGAGCTTTACGAAACGCTCACAGGCTGCATTTCAAAGGGTTTCGATTACATGTATGCCTATAAGAACGCAGACGGCAAGACGGCCTTCCAGTGGGCTGACAGCATGGGTGTGGTTGAAGTTGATGCGAAGTATGCGGAAGACAAGCTTGATCATATCATCTTCTGGTATGTCGAAAGAGTTGACAAGGAAGGCAAGAAAGTCAAAAGAATTCAAGATTGGGATTCGCAGCAGGCGTTCTTCTATGTGCAGGTTGATGACGGCAAGATAATTGTTGACGATTCAGTTCAGCACAATCCCAGGCCGCACACACTGTATAAAAAAGATGGTGATGATTCCACATATTATGAAGGCTTCGGATTCATTCCTTTCTTCAGACTTGACAACTGCAAGAAACAGTTCAGTGGCTTGAAACCTATCAAGCATTTGATTGATGACTATGATCTGATGTCATGTGGCCTGTCAAACAACATTCAGGACACAAACGAAGCATTGTATGTGGTCAAGGGCTTCCAGGGTGACAATCTGGATGAACTGATGATCAACATGAAGGCCAAGAAACATGTTGGCGTTGACGAAGATGGCGGTGTGGAAATCCACACAATTGACATTCCGTATCAGGCAAGACAGACGAAGCTTGACCTGGACGAAAAAAATATCTATCGTTTTGGAATGGGCTTCAATTCGGCACAGCTTGGGGATGGCAACATCACCAACATTGTCATCAAATCCAGGTATGCATTGCTTGACCTGAAATGCAACAAGCTTGAAATCAGACTGAAGCAGTTCATGCGCAAGCTTCTGAAGGTTGTTTTGGCTGAAATCAACACAGAACAGGGAACAGATTATCAGCAGAAGGATGTTTATTTTGATTTTGAACGTGAAGTCATGACAAACGCTGCTGACAACGCACAGATTGAACTGACAGATGCGCAGAAACAGCAGGTGCAGATTACAACCATGCTGAACCTTGCAAGCTATCTGGACAATGAAACACTGATGCAGAACATCTGCGATATTCTTGATATCGAATACAATGAAATCAAAGACAAGCTTCCTTCGCCGGATGATGATGATCCATATTAGGCACAGACAGTGCTTGAAAGTGTTGACATTTTGTGAAAATTATGGTAATTTAATCTCATAAAATGAAAATGGGAGTTTGGAAGCAAGATGGAACTGAAAGATTTGGTTGGGTTACATGTTTTGCAAGGCATTGAAGTTGGGACTACAAAACTAAAAAGGTTCTTTTATGATGAATGCAATTTTGTGAAATTCACTCTTGATGGCGTGACCTATTTAGCTTTAGAGAATCCAGAGGACGGATATCGTACTTATATGGAAGAATTGGAAATTGTTGATGAACCATGTAAATTTGCTTTGCCGGACATCAATGTTCTTTGTAAAATGCGTGAACAAGGCAAGCACACTGTGGGGGATAATGTTTTAAGCTTTGTTGATGTAAAAAGCGGAAAAGAAATACTTGCAATTGGGACAGAAAACAATGATGATTATTATCCTCTGTGTATTATGGAATATAAGCCAGAAAATATGGCTTGCAATAGTGAAAAGGAAGCTGAGTGATTCGGCTTCCTTTTCTTGTTGGTGGTGATACTATCAAAAACTATGACAAAGAGATTGCCCAGGCACAACTGAACAACGAAAAGGAAGTTCTGAGAAGGCTTGCTGAAAACTATGAAGATGCGCTTGAAGAAATCAACAGCAAGATTGCGCAACTGATGGGCAGAGCCGATGCGGATTTGCAACATGTGGTTTACCAGGTGGAATATCAGAAAGCGCTGAAGGCGCAGGTACAAAGCATATTGCTTCAACTTCAATCCAATGAGTTTGAAACAGTTTCAGAATATCTTGCCAAGTGTTATGACGAAGGCTTTCTTGGCACCATGTATTCACTGCAAAGCCAAGGTGTTCCACTTGCCTTCCCTATTGACCAAGAAGACGTTGTTGCGGCAATACAACATGAAACGAATCTTAGCACAACGCTTTATAAGTCATTCGATATGGCAAGGCTTCAAAAAACAATTGCTTCTGAAATCAGCAGGGGCTTTTCTGTTGGTTCTACATATTCAGAGATTGCAAGAAACATAGCAGCTTCTGCTAATGTCGAAAAGAACAAGGCTACAAGAATCGCAAGAACAGAAGGTCATAGGATTGTAGAAAAAGGCGCTTACAATGCACAGGTTAAAGCGGCAGATCGTGGCGCTGATGTGGTCAAGATTTGGGATGCTGCGCTTGATGCCAAGACAAGGGAATCACATGTCAAGGTTGATGGCGAAATCCGTGAAGTGAAAAAACGCTTTTCAAATGGCTTGCTATATCCTGGCGATCCTGCCGGAAGCGCTGCTGAAGTTGTTAATTGCCGTTGTAGGTCAAGGACAGAAGCAAGGTGGGCTTTGGATGAAGAACAAACCAAAATCCTTGGTGACACATCCGAAATGTCACAGCAGCAAAGGGAAACCATTGCAAAGAAGCTTGGCATCCATCCTGATGACCTTGATTTGTACAGCGGAGAAATTGTGCCGATTAATGCCAAGAACTATGAAGACTTTAAATGGCAATACAACAAGTATTGGCACTATAAAGGCAGCGAGGTTCAACAGAGAGCCGAAGCGAGAATTGCAAGCTATGGAAAAACAGCAACAAATTCAAAGAAAACACTTGAAAAACAGGATGAAAGTGCTAAAATAGTTCCAGATAAAGTGGTGACTGGACATTCTGGCACACCAAAGAAGGCTGCGCCAAGGTCGGTCATTGATCATCAGAGTGATGAAGGTGTTGTTGATGCAAGGGCGTTTTATGGTGCCGATGGCATGAAAGAAAAGGATCTTCACACCACAGATCACGGCAATCCAAAATGGCACAATTATGGTCAGCATGGCGAACATGCACATGATTATGAATGGAACGAAGACGGAAGCCTGAAGAACAAGACAACCAGAGAGTGGAACAACGAAGAAAAAGAAAGGAACGGTGACATTTTGTGAATATTGCAGATTTGAAAAATATAATATCAGAATGTTGCAACGATGTGATTTTCACCTACAACGGCAAAAAGTCAGGCGTCACATCTGAAGTCAGTGATTCTGTTCCAACATTTCAGGTTTGGCATGGTTCTGATATGAAAGACTATGATGATGTTGAAACCTTGCTGTCTGACAATTTCTTTAGTGGCAAGTCGATCAACGATTTAGCTGAAAAAATCAATTTTACAATTGCATAAAAAGCACTGTGCAGATGCATGGTGCTTTTTTTATGCCCAAAATCAAACAGAAAGCGAGGGGGACAACATGAAAGAACGGTTTGCAAGACTGCTGACAGTGAAATCAATTGTTACAATTGCGTTGACCTTGGTGTTTTGTGCTTTAGCTGTCTGCGATAAGATCAGCGGCACAGAATTCCTGACAATCTTCACAGTTGTAATTGGTTTCTACTTCGGAACGCAAAGCGAGAAAGACAAGGGTTGACAGGTATGATTTATATATTTGAACCTGTAAAAGCGCAAATCTATATCAACAAAAAAGGCAAATCATTGGCAGCTATTAAAGCTGAAACAGGCTGCGATTTGATATTCAATGGTGGCTTGTTTAACAGTGATTTCACACCTTGCCCTTTGCTTAAAGTAAACGGCAAATGGCAAACAGAAAGGCCGTGGGGCGCATGGGGAATGGCGTGGACAGACACAGATTTCCGCATGACAAACACAACGGAAGCGGACAACTATATTTCATGCATTGACCTGGTGAATCCATATGGCGCAGATCACAAGCTGTCATATCCGGCAGACATGGGCGGCGCACGAAGCAGAACAGCATGGGGCATCCTTAAAGATGGCCGACATCTAATGTATTGTGGCGGCGCACCAAGGACACCTGAAGACCTTCGACAGTTCCTGTGCAGTGGATATGAATTCAAATCCTTGCTGATGCTTGACGGCGGTGGATCATCGCAGTGCATAACGCCAGAATATCATTTTCTAAGCACAAGGCCAGTTCATAACGTGCTTTGTTTTTGGCTTAAAACGTCTGAAGACAACGGAAAAGGGACGGTGGAAGCTATGAGCAAGAAAGTGTTGGACATTGCCAAAGCGGAAGTTGGTTATTTGGAGAAAGAAAGCAACAAGAGCTTAGACAACAAGACAGGAAATGCAGGATCGAACAATTATACAAAGTATGCCAGGGACATTGACAACATCCCTGGCTTTTATAATGGCAAGAAAAATGGATTTCCTTGGTGTGATGTCTTTGTTGACTGGTGCTTCGTCAAAGCTTATGGAGCAGAGAAAGCAAAACAGCTTCTTTGTCAACCAGACAAATCAGCAGGTGCCGGATGTGCATATTCGGCGCAGTATTACAAACAGCACAACCAGTTCCACAGCAAGCCGAAGATCGGTGATCAGATATTCTTTGCCAACAACGGCGAAGCATATCACACTGGCATTGTTTACGATGTAGATGGCACAAGAGTTTACACCATTGAAGGCAATACCAGTGATGCAGAAGGTGTCATTGAAAACGGCGGCTGTGTTTGCAAGAAATCATATTACTTGACAAACAAAAAGATTCTTGGCTATGGTCGGCCAAACTATGATGATGCTGTCACAGACACAAGCGTTTTGGAGCCGACAACGGTTGCTGATGTTCAGCTTTGGTTGAATATCAACTTCAAGGGTGGCTTGGTCACAGATGGCTTGTATGGTGTTGTCACCAAGAAGGCGCTTGTGAAAGCCTTGCAGCAGACACTTGGCGTGTCAGCAGATGGCATATATGGCAATGTGACAAATGGTGCAGTTAAAACACTGCGCAAAGGCAGTGAAGGCACACTGGTCAAGATTCTTCAATGTTTCCTTATTTGCCACAAACAGAAGCTTACCGCTGACGGCGAATTTGGAAACATAACAGAAGGCGCTGTGAAAGCGGTGCAGAAAAAATTCGGCATTGCCGCTGATGGCATTGCCGGAAAGCAGACATTTAAAAATCTATGTTGTTGATAAGCGCTGTGATTTTCACGGCGCTTTTCATATTTCATCAGGGATGATGTAAAACATCCATTTCTAACATGATGCAACCATGTAAAAAGCGTATAGAAAGGACGGCAAAAACATGACAATCGCAGAAATTCTGAAAGCAAAGGGTCTTGATGATTCCATCATCAAAGAAGTCCAAGAAGAAATGAAAGCCAACAAAATCTTCACGGCATCTGAAGAAAACCTTGATATCCGTTATGGCAAGTTGAAGACAGAGCATGACAGCAAGCTTGCCGAACTGACCGAAGCAAACAATCTGATTGCTGAATTCAAAAAGAACAGTAAGGGAAACGAGGGATTACAGAAGCAGATTGCTGAATATGAAGGCCAGGTGGCACAGCTTCAGTCAGAACTGGAACAGACGAAGCTTGATGCGGCAATCAAGGTGGAACTGCTTTCTTCCAAAGCACTTGATGTTGACTATCTGACTTTCAAACTGAAGGAAAAAGGTGAACTTGCCCTTGATGAAAGCGGCAAGATCAAAGGGTGGGATGACAAGATTGCTGCCCTGAAGACACAGTTCCCGACACAGTTTGAAGGCACAGGAAGCAAGAAATATGAGGAAAACAAACTGCCTGAACAGAAAGAAGACGGCGGTGCTATCACCAAGGAAAGCTTTGCAAAAATGGGCTATCAGGACAGATTGAAACTTTACAATGAAAATCCTGGTGCCTATGCAGAATTAACTAAGAACTAAATTTGAAAGGATGTTTTAATTATGGCTAACCAGACTACTATGATCGCAGACCTTATCAATCCGCAGGTAATGGCAGACATGATTTCTGCAAAGGTTCCCAACAAGCTTGTTGTCGCACCTTTCGCAAAGGTTGACACCACACTGACTGGCGTTCCTGGTAACACCATCACTGTTCCGCAGTATGCATATATCGGTGATGCAGAGGATATCGCAGAAGGCATTGCTGCTGAAACTGTAAAGCTTGCAACTTCCACCACAGAGGTCACTGTCAAGAAGGCAATGAAGGCAGTTGAACTGACTGACGAAGCAGTTCTTTCTGGCTATGGCAATCCTGTTGGCGAAACCAACAATCAGCTTGCCAAGGCTATTGCTTCCAAGGTTGACAGTGATGCAATGGAAGCACTTCAGGGCGCACAGCTTGTTTATGACGGCAGTGCTTCCATCATCAAGTATGCAGGCATCGTTGATGCAATTGACCTGTTTGACGAAGAAGTCAACACTGACAAGGTCATCTTCGTTCATCCGAAGCAGGTCACACAGCTTCGCAAGGATTCTGACTTCATCAGCGCTGACAAATACACTGGTGATGTTGTTATGACTGGCGAGATCGGCAAGATCGCAAACTGCCGTGTTGTTCCTTCCAAGAAGGTTCCGCTTGACGAAGGCAGCGCAAACTATCTTTGCCCGATTGTTAAACTGAACAATGACGCTGAAACTGAAGAAGATGCACCTGCACTGACCATCTATCTGAAGCGTGACACCAATGTTGAAACTGACCGTGTAAGCCTTGCAAGAAAGACTGACATTTCTGTTGATAAGCATTACACTGTTGCACTTTCCAACACTTCCAAGGTTGTTCTTGCAAAGTTCAAGAAGTAAGAAAGGGCGTTGATTTCCCATGATCATGACTGTTGCCGAACTTCGGCAGTTCAT